ATTTCATAGACGGTGTTTATACATACTCTTGGGATAAAGCAAGATGGGAGAGATTAAGAAGAGAGGGTTGGATTGATGTTTGGAGAAAAAGAAATAGGACTACTATGAAGACTAATATATATAGTACCTCTTATAAATGTAAAAGTTTAATAAACAGAATTTACAGGATATTACTAGGAGAAGAGGATTTACCAACATCAGCTAGAAGTACCTTTTACAAAAACAAAACATACACGGATAAGGTTTATAACAAAGCCATTGACGATATGATTAAAGATAAGGAAAGATAATTAATAACTAAATAATAGTAAAATGGCAAACAACGGGAAAGGAATTGGACCAAACAGATTAGGTGCAGGTAAAGGATCGGTAACATCACCAGCAAAAAAGAATCAAGGAATGTCTTACGACATTAAAGAAGCTTCAAATCAAAGCTTAAGCAAATCAGCAAGAAAGCATTATGCTGAAAACGCACAAGCAGCTAATAAATCTGGCTATAAAGGATAATGGCATTCAAGCTTAAATCTCATAGTGATGTTTTTGGCATTCATGAAAAGACTTCTCAGTTTGGAACACCGGTGATCGTTAAAGACGATTTAGAGGAGGGAGTTCAAGCTGAAGCCAACAGGGATGGAACAATTTTCGTAAGCAATAAACTTTCTGATAAACAAATTGAAGGCGCTGTAGAACACGAAAAGATTCACTTAGATCAGATAGCTCAAGGTAGATTACAATATTCTGAAGATTCTGTAACCTGGAAAAAGGATACAAGATCACCAGCTAGAGTATATCAAAGAGCTACCATGAACGAAGGTCACCCGGATTTTGAATGGGAAGATGAAGCATACAAACAATCATAATTATGGCAATAACATTTAGAGGTCAAGCTAACAGATTAAATAAAGAAACTAAAGGTAGGAACCAAGTTGGATTTCAAGACAAATCCGCAGCTGGCGACCGCCAAGGTGTTGGAGGCGAAGATGTATCTTTAAAACAAGCTACAGGTTCTTTTAATAAAAGAAATACTTCTCCAGCTAAAAAGATAGGTCCTCAAGGATTAGGAGTTAAAGGCAACAATGGATATAGTGTAGGATCTCCTGCTAAAATTAAGAAAAACTTTTACGGAGGTGAAGCTTATTTTCAGGATGGTTACGGAGGCGACTTAGGTAGCCCTGCTAAAAAAGGTTGTTCACCTATTACGGCAAGAGCTAAAAACTCACCGCTTAAAATGAATCAAGCGTTAGTTGATGGAGCTGCAAATACTAATAAAGAATTTGTAGACGCTGGAGCTATCGTGAGGGGTGCTTTAAATCAACCTGATAAAAAAGCAAAAGGAAAAACTGCTGACTTAGCACCAAAAGCACCAAAGGAAAAAGGAAAAACATTAGACGCTCCTAAAGCTAAAAAAATTGATACAAACTTAGGTGCCACTAATCCTTTAGATAATATGGAAGCACCAACACTAGAATTTTAAAAAACTAATAACTAATCACAATGGGAATTAAAGGTAGTAAAAACACGCCGATCACGGCAAGAATAAACACTGGTTTATTCAATCAAAAGAAAGGTGTGAAAGAACCTTTATTAGACGTTGGTCCAGCTGGCGTTTACGGAAACAATCAAACTAAGGATATTCCATCACCAAGTAAGATGAAAGGGTATTCTATGAAAGCTTCCCCGTTTAAGCAAACTAAGGTGGGTGTTAATGTTCTTACAAAAGAACAAACCGGTAGTACTTTTGAAAAAGGCGACGAAATTAAAGAGGATGTTTACGATACTGGTAACTCTTTAGAAGGCTTAAACAAAGAGCAGTTAGATTGGAGAGACAACGAGATTGAAAAATTAGGGGGAATTGATAATTACCACACTAAATACGGAAGCAAAACTAAAGGTAAAAAAACAGGAAGCCAAGTAGGTACTGGTAAATTTGAAGATGACAAAGAAATTAAAGGAGAAACTAAGGAATCAAATAAATTTACCACAAACAAAACTAGAGACAAAGGTGACGCTCAAACAGCTTTGGAAAGACGTAATGTTATTAGATCAGGAAAAGTAGCTGCTCGTACAGCAAAAGCTGCTCAAAGGAAAGAGGACAGAAATGCGCGTAGAGCTGGTACTAATACAAAAACTAAAAAGGAACAAAGGCTAGCAAGAAACGCAACGCAAGACGCTTATAATAAAAAGATTTCTCAGAACGTTATGAAAGGAGTAGAGAGTCAATCAGCTCAAAATATAGCCCCTGGAAGTAGCAAGGATGTAAAGAATGATGAAAGAGATATGAAATTGTCTGGTGTGGGAGGAAAAGCTGCGCAGGATGAGGTTATTAAAGATGGCGGGGTGAGTTCATCAAAGCCTATAAATTTTTCAGCGCTAGGTAACACAGACAACAATTCGGATGCTTCTAATTTCTTTAAAAAGAAAACTCCTATAAAAAAGAAATACTTCAAATAATGGCATACAAGCAAGAACCTAAATCTCCGGCATTAAAAAGATGCTGGGAGGGGTATTCTCCAGTACCTGGTAAAAAGAAAGAGGAACAAGGAAGTTGCGCAAAGTCGCCTGCAAAAATTAGAAAAGCACTTTCCACTAAAGTAACCAAAGCAAAGCAACCAGGTGACGAAGGTTATGTAAAACCTAAAGAAACCAGCAAGTTTATGCGTAAAGCAGGAACTCACGCTTCAGGAGGGGGACAAGATAGAGATATAAAGATAAAGTCTCCTGCTAAAAAAACAGCAGCGTGGACTCGTAAAGAAGGTAAATCTGAAACTGGCGGTTTAAATCAAAAAGGGGTTGACGCTTATAAAAGAGACAATCCTGGATCTAAATTAAAAACAGCGGTTACAACAAAACCTTCTAAACTTAAAAAAGGTAGTAAAGCTGCTAACCGTAGAAAATCATTTTGCGCTAGAATGGGCGGAATGCCTGGAGCTATGAAAAAACCTAACGGAGAACCAACTAGAAAAAAATTAGCATTAGATAAATGGAACTGCTAAATAAACAAAAACCCAATAATAACAATTAAATTAAATCATTATGAGTAACGTAAAAACATTAGAAGTAGAAGCAAAAGAAGTAAAGTCAATTTCAGAAGATCAATTAAAAGGCTTACAAAAAGCTGTTAGCGATCAGAATAAAATTCAATCACAAATTGGTGGTTTAGAAGGGCACAAAGCTGAGTTAATAATTCAATTACAAAGTATAGTAAAAGAACTTACTGTATTGCAAGCTGATTTAGAAAAAGAGTTTGGATCTGTTAATATTGACTTACAAACAGGAGCTATCTCAGATGCACCTAATTCGTAAGATAAGCATCGGAAAAGACTATAAGAATGACGCTATGCACTACGCTGTTGGACAGGAAGTGTATGGCGGTCATACTATAGCTTATATTTTAGAAGAAGAAGATAAGTACTCTATATATATAACAAAGAACGATACCATAATGCCTTGGAAAGACTTCAATAAGAACATGTCTGTATCCATCGAGTATGATTTAAAATATTAGAATGCAGAGTGTTTTTAATTATTTAGTATCACCTAAAGGAAATAGAACTGTAGGTTCTAAAGAAATAGAAGGACAAACATTATTACTTAATACAGACTTACAAAATCATAGCTATACCAATAGAATAGGTACAATATTAAATCTACCTTTGGTTGGTAACGAGGAATTAAAAGAAGGTGACGACATCATCGTACACCATAACGTATTCAGAAGATTTAGAGATGTAAGGGGTAATGAGAAAGATAGTAAGAACTATTTGAGCGAAGACGTTTATACTATTCAAGCTGATCAAATATATGCGTTTAAAAGAAATAGCGAATGGAAAGCTTTAAAAGGCTTCTGTTTTGTTAAACCTATAAAAGAAGACAAAATGTTTTCTGTAGATTTTGAGAAACCATTAATAGGCATTGTAAAACTTGGTAATGATGAAATTGAAAAAGAATCATTAGTTGGTTTTAAGCCAAATTCAGAATACGAATTCGTAATAGAAGGGCAGAGGTTATACCGAGTACCCACTAATTCAATCACAATCAAATATGAATATCAAGGAAACGAAGAGGAATATAATCCAAGCTGGGCAAGTAGCAGTTGAAGAGCTGATCAAGGTTGCTAAAGAACCTATAGTAGATTCTGAAGACGACTTAACAGCTGACAAATTAAAAAATGCTGCCGCTACTAAAAAGCTAGCTATATTTGACGCTTTTGAAATACTAACACGTATTGAGGACGAAGAAAGAATATTAGAAAACAAACCTAAGAAAGAACTTGAAACAACAGAGTTTAAAGGTTTCGCTGAAAGAAAATCTAAGTAATGTACGAGCAGAGCTTATACAGAGTTGTAACACCTATAAAACTAACCACTATTTCTAGATTGAATAAGGGTAAAAAATGGGAATACGGATACAACAAAGAACATGACGTCGTTGTTATAAGTAAGACTGGGCAGATTGGGGAAATATATGAAATACAAAATCTTAGGATTGCTTTACCAAAAGCCCCTCCTAAAATAAATAAGAAAACAGACAGATGGACACCTGAGGAGTATCCCAGGGAACTAAAGTCTATAACTAGTATATTTGACTGGAGAGATTATCCAGAAGAATTTAAAATCAAATGGGGGATATATATAGATGAGCAATTTAATAAAAGAGAAAACGGCTATTGGTTCAATAATAAGAATGTGGATACTTACATTACTGGTACTCATTTTATGTACTTGCAGTGGTCCAAAATTGATATTGGGAAGCCAGAGTTTAGAGAATCAAATAGATTATTCTATATATTCTGGGAAGCTTGCAAAGCAGACAAAAGAAGCTATGGTATGTGCTATCTCAAGAACAGACGTTCAGGCTTTTCATTCATGGCGTCAGGGGAGACCGTTAACATGGCAACCATATCAAGCGATGCACGGTTTGGGATTTTGTCCAAATCTGGTTCCGATGCGAAGAAGATGTTCACAGATAAAGTTGTACCCATTAGTGTTAACTACCCGTTTTTCTTTAAACCAGTACAAGACGGAATGGACAGGCCGAAAACAGAACTCGCCTATCGTGTCCCCGCCTCGAAGCTCACCAGGAGGAAGCTCGACAATAATAAAGGAAAAGAATTAATAGCAGGTCTTGATACTACAATTGACTGGAAAAATACCGGTGATAACGCATACGATGGAGAGAAACTAAAATTACTTGTTCACGATGAATCAGGTAAATGGGAAAGACCAAACAACATCCTTAACAACTGGAGGGTTACAAAAACGACATTAAGATTAGGAGCAAGAGTTATTGGTAAGTGTATGATGGGGTCTACCTCGAACGCGCTTGATAAAGGAGGTGAAAATTTTAAGAAATTATATGGAACATCAGATGTTACGAAAAGAAACGCCAATGGACAGACTCGCTCAGGATTATATTCTTTGTTCATTCCTATGGAATGGAATT